GGCATATGCCTCGCGGGGGTCTCTCCCTCCTGTCAGATTATGCTCGCGTCCAGCGCCCGGTTCCTGACTTTCACAGGAATGCAAATTCTCCACCCGTACTAAAGGTGGTTGGCCGTGTTGGGAGCGACAGCGTGTATGGCTGCCATAGAGAACGTGCCGGTTGGTTACCGGTATAGGCAGTGTCGTTGGTCTGGGACACTAAACAGACCCGGTTAGGGCGATGGCCGTAGTGCCTATCTTCATCCACCTGGAAGATAGTGACACAACGAGGTTCGATTAACCATCGGATACTCGATTTCCCATTGGGGCTTCGCGAGTAGTAGCAGCGGGTAGTGCCGGCTGCTAGGTGGCTGGGGACGGTGGAATTTCCCCGGAAGAGAATGTGAGGGCCTTGCTTGTAATGCCTGTGTAGTAACGGGCCCCTTAGTAGCAGTGGTCGCGACTGTGCCTCGCGCGCGGCGATCCGCAGAAATGTGCCTCTTCGGAGGGCTGTGAATGGTTGAGTGGACATGGTGGTTGCTCTTTCTCTTTCTCGCAACGCTCACCAGACGGCGCCCCGGGCACGGCGCTTCAGTCAGTAAACAGAACTGAAACTGCCCATTCCCCCCCCTTAGAGACAAAATGGCTATAGGATTTGAACGAAAGAACCGCTGGGTAACCCCCAGCGGTCCCTATAACCTCACCGCTCTACTTCTTCCAATCCGTCGGAAGTTGGTTTCGTTTCTCTCGCGTCGGACAGGCTGTAAGCCGTGGCCTGTTCCAGACGACAATGAACGGCCCCCCACTCCCGCTCCACCCCCCTGCAGTGTGACGCCTGCAGACTGTCAATTTCGTCATCGCCTTAGGAGGAAGGCGAAAACCTGTGTAAAGTTCCTTGAGCAAGAGCTTGGTTTGAAGAGGGCATACGCTCTCCCTTCCCGTATTTGTTGCGGTCAGCTTCGATCCGCAGTACGGCGCTCCTTCGGAAACCTTAACGTAGGAGATGAACTCTCGTTCAAGACGACCCAGAAGGTGGAAAAGTCCTTCTGCCAGGCATGCCAGCATGTAGTCGACGAGAGGGAGGAAAAATGGAAAGAAGCGAGGTTCCAGACCTCAGAGGTGGACCGATGCCACCTCGAGAAATTCGTCGCGCAGTTCCACAGGAACGTGGAACGCGGCTGGAACAAAGGGAAGTGGCCGTATATCCCGAACGGCCATGCTTGCTTAGGCAGCGCGAGGAAGGAGGGAGGGACCTGGCGAAAAGGCGACGGTATCTCAAATGAGTGTGAGATAATGTCCGTCGTGAGTGCCGGGAAGCCCCGAATCGTGACACTGTACTCAGAGACGAATACCAGTGTTCTGCACGACCTCCACCACGCGCTGTACAGCAGCCTTTCAAGGAAGGGATGGCTCCTCCGAGGTGAGCCCACCGAAGAGAGAGTGGCCTCGTTGAATGGCGGGAAGTATATATCTGTTGACTACATCGGAGCAACGGATAACATAAAGATTGCATATACTTCAGCCGCCATCGAGGCATTAATCGACAAAGGAGAGGGATTGACCGAAGAGCAGAAGCAGGCTCTTCGGGTGGTAGGCTCGCTGGAAATCGACGGCGAGAAGGCCACGGTTGGGCAACCGATGGGAAGCATGGTCAGCTTCCCGTTGCTCTGTCTTATAAATAAGACGGTTGTCGACCTATCTCTTAACGATTTCCTGATCGAGGGTAAAATCGCGTTTAAGGAATGGACGCGTCATCGTTGTTTGATCAACGGCGATGATCTGCTAACCCGGGATGTTCGTCCGGGCGGCCTGTTTGATCGGATTCAATACCACGGCACATGCGTGGGTCTATATACCAATCGCGAAAAGACAATGGTGGATGCCGAGGAGGGAGAAATCAATTCCACCCTCTTCAAGGCCGGCATCCGGCAGAAAAAGACAAATTGTGGGGCCCTATTCATGGGCGCGGAAGAAGCGGATGTGATCGGATTTGCTGACCGATCATGTCAGTCGGACAAGGGTTTCATTTTCTGCGTGCGGCGCGCGTTGGCCGTACTTTCCAGGCAGGAAACGAAACTCCCAAGTAAAATCTCCCTCAAGCGATGGAAGCTTGTTCTCAAAGACAGGGAGATTTGTTCGGCGCTCCGCGCCCAGTATCGTAGGGAGCAGCCCACCAATCCCTTCCCGACAGTAGCCGTGCCAGACGGTTACTATCTCTCGCGGGAAGAGATGTGCGCAGCCGCTCATAAAAGAGTGGTATGGCTCAGAAGCCAGGATTACGTGCCTCCCAAGAAGGTTAGCCTGGGTTTTGAAAAGCGCCCCGTTTCGTTACGGCAAGCGCTTAAGCGAACGTCACCCACGTCAGAGGTAACTCTGAAAGTCTTCGTCGACGCGTGGGTAGATAAGCTAAGAAAGAACATAGAAGACGAAGCGCCCTTTGTGGACGTGGGGCGGATGGCCCATGTCTGCGACACCTGTGCCGATCGATCGGAAATCGACCGGATGGTGTGTGAAATAAGGGAATTCAAGAGAGTGTACGGACCTTTGGTTTCCGAGGATCCGGCAGAGATGTGTGATTTCATCTCTGTCGGGGAGGGACCCGAGAGTTCGGTGCCGGGCTGCCTGTGAGGGCGTCCAGGGTGCACTCGCCAAAC